TTTTGATCGAAACTGGTAATAATTTCTAATTTCATATGTATCTCCTAAAAAAATTCCAAGCTTCACCAGAACGAAGTTCATCAAAGTTCCAATGACACATGGCTAGTGTTTCAATCCAGCGTTGTCTTTCATGTAACACAGGATTTTCTAATTGATTTAAATCCATGTTGGCCACTGCATAGCTTTGACTGTGACGAGGCTCAGGATCTGTGATAAACGTAGGCACACCTTCTATGATACTGGCCACACTGGGAGAACTGTTGTACACCACAGTGGCCCAAGCATTCTGCAGATCTGTTAATAGACTTGAGTTGTTGCTCAACGAAACATTTTTGTATTTCAATTTTAAAATACGCATAATTTTTTTATCCCCTGGATGTGGTCTCACTACAATGGGTCTACTGGAAACTTGTTGGATTTTTCTTATGGTGTCATCCAACCAATCAATCACACTCAATCCCGCCATGCTCCATCCACCATTGCGTTGCAAACAAATCAGTATGTGATTGCCCACAGTTCTATAAGGTTTCAAAGTGATATTCATAGCCCTACTTATTTTGATCCATCTATCAGCATTCACATCCTTATCAAAATAAAATCCTGTGGTGGGAAATACTCCATCGAAACTGTATCTTAGATAATGTAAAGGATTATCTTTGTTCATGTATAAAAATAAGTTACTGTCTGCGATAAGTGTCTTTTTGCCAGATTGTTTTTGATAATCCAATATTTTTTGTCTCAAATCCAAATGAGGCAAATGTTTGCCATCCTTATGCACATATCCCATGATGCAGGCCACATCACAGGGTACACAGTTGAATCCTTTCAGCAATATGCCTGTGTCTCCTGCTGCATTAACTCCTTGATGAAAAAATTTCAATATGTTGGATTTTTCTTCGCTCTTGTTGTGTGGGGGTAATATGTCTAAATATGATACTGTGGTCAGTTTAGACATGATATTTCCTCGCAATTTTTATAGCAGTACCATCATACAATTCATCTTGGGTAAACTGACTGTAACTCACAGCACACAACCATCTGGCTAGATGTGGTTTGTGTAAATTATTAATGTCTGCAAGTTTATTGCGTGATACTGGTGTGGTGATATGACGATCCAATGTGATCACAGGAATACCACTCCAAATGGCCTCTGTGGCAGCATTGGAATTGATACTGACCACACAGTAATAATCTTCATTGCGAAGTTCTTCCACAAGACTGGTGCGTATCTTTTTCTCTGCTTTTTCTCTGAACACAATCTTCTTGTCTGTGTATTTTTTTAATTCACGCTCCACATCATATTTCCACGTTTTAAGATCCACATGAAATATACTGGCAGCAAAAGGACCTGGCTCTATGATCAGTATTTTTTCTCCTGACTCACGCCAAGGTCGGGGGAAACTTGCAAAGTTGGCCAGTCTGTCCACAGGCGCTTCAAACATCTGATCATGATGTATGTGATTGCGTACCAGTCTGTGCCATTTTTTATTGGATTCTAAAAAGTTGGTGTAGCCGCTGTCTATGAACCACATAGGATATTTTTTATCAATCTTTTCTGTTAGCAGTTGCTCGTTGCCTGTGGTATTTCTAATCAAACAGTCCTCAGAGTAATTGGTAAAATTTTGTCTGCGCACATATTCTGCGTGAGGGTCTATGGTGTCACCAGTGCTCTTGACAAAATATTTGTACTTGCTTTTTTTGTAAAGGTCAAGCACACGCTGTTCTCCCAACACTGCTATAACCTGGTCCATGTTGTTGTGTATTAATTCAAAATATTGGCTATGCTGACTATCCATTTTCTCCCATATTTTTCCCACGTATGTACACAACTCTCGATATAGAATTTTTTCCAACTTGCCTGGCCACTTGCCAAAACTAAATCTTTCATTATTTGCTTGCTCCACGTGTTTAACCTCACCAGAATTACGCAACTTTCTTAGATGACGTCTGTGTAATCTAATATTTCTTTTGATAAGTTTAATATGATTAGCACTTTCTCTCGTGTCATATGTGACTTGTGCTCTAGCTATTTGAAAAAAAGAAAGTAGACTACAAAGGAAATATGCCAGTTCTTTGTTGTTGATTAGTAATTTCATGATTATAGAGTGCTGTGCTATTTACGCTGGGCAGTGATTTAGGAAAATGGTTTTGATTGATTAGATGCTGGCGTCTTCCATACCAGCCACACGCAGTTTCACTATGTTGGTCATCTGCCATTGTTTTTGGTCCAGACCTTTGCAGATGCCCAACCATTTGTTGCGCATCAGTGCGAAATCATTGATGATCTTTTCGTAATCCACCACATCTGCTTCACCATCCACATACTTCTCCACTTCTCTGCTGGTGAGTGCTCTGTTGTAGCTTTCGAAATATTTTTTAAAATAAGAACTGCGCAGTCTACGCAATTCAATGTTGAGATATTCTAATACTGCTTCTAATTCTTGCAATTGATTGAATCTGTGTTCCACAATGCCTGGCATTTCTGCTGCCTGTTTTTCCACATTGCCTCTGATTTTAATTTCCAGTTTGGCTTCTTGCAGTTGATTTTCAAAATATTCCAATGCCTCAGGAATGGTACTGATGTCTTTGGATATCTTTTGATACCATCCAGACATTATTGATCCTCGTCTTCTTCAATGTCTAAATAGTATGCTATAGCCTTGTCCAGGTCTTGGTCATTGCCCATGACTTCTTTGAATGTGTCATCTGTAACACCATGATCAGCGCACATTTCCACAAATTTTTCAGCTACTACTTCGATCTGTTTTTTATCCACGTACTCTTTAAAAAATTGCCAAATTTCAGTTACTTGACTAGCGTCCTGCATTATTTTTCTTCCTTCACTGCAATTGTTTCTGTTTCAGATTTTGGTTTGATCTTGTGATATTCTTTCATAATCATATCCAATTTTTCACCGGTCCAACCTTTTCTGTACTCTAAGTGTTCCACACCTTTGAGGTCCACATATCTTAATCTGTTGCCAGATGCTGTCAGTATGCCTTCTTTTTCAAACAGTTCCACCAATCCACTGTAGGGATCCATGCCAGTTTCATAGGGTATTTTAACTTGCACAGTTTCAAAAGGCTTGGCAAATCTTGTTTTCATTATCTTACAGGCTGCTCTAATGCCCAATACTTCTTTGACTTTGTTGCCATCTTCGTCTTCTTTTAGTTTTAATTTTTTCATTGCTACCACCACTGAACTGGCATACACAAATCCTTGACCACCTGATATTTTATCATCTGGATCAAACATATCTTGTGAAGCATACGTGTGATTGGTTGCTACCAATCCCACATTCCAACTGCCAAACATGTTCACACAATTACGCACCAGTGCTGTGAGTGCTTTGGGCTTACGACCCATGTCACCTTTCATATCACCTGCTTCAAATTGATTCACATCAGTGGGAGTCATCAGCATGCCCAAACTGTCTATGATGAATAATATTTTAGGAGCAGTGTCTTTGTTGTCTCCATGTTCTGCTTTGTATTCTTTCATAAATGTAGATATGGTTTTGGCCACATCATCAATCATGCTAAGATTTAATTTTAATAATTTTTTTTCATCACAATCCACACCCAATGCCTGCAACCAATTTTGATCCAGAGCGTTTTCTGTGTCCACCAACACCACATATATGCCTTGCTTCTGTGCGTGTCTCACCAGATTGCCTGAAGCTATGTATGACTTACCCGATCCTGATTCTCCAGCAAACACTGTGACTTTGCCCAGTGGTATGCCTTTTTCAAAATCACCTGACATCAAATAGTTCAGTGCATAATTGCCTGTGGAAATCCAATCAGTGGGATCATTGAATCCCAGTCCCAATCCTTCAATGGATTTTGTTAATGTTTTTCTAAATTTCGATATGTCGAAAGCCTTTGTAGCCATAAATTTTTTCCTTTTGTTTATTCGCAGTGGAGAACATTGCTGCCCTCCACTACACTATATCACTTTTTATTGTTTTTGTCTAGACCTTATCATTGCCAAAATATCTTCAGCTCTGCTTTTGCTTTCTGCTTTAGGAGCAGTTGCAGCCACAGATTCAGTTTTTGTTTCAACTTTTGCTGTTGATACTGCTATTGGCTTTGGTGTTTCAGCTTTAACATTGGTGTTAACCACTGGGTCTCCAGTTCTAGATGACATGCCTGCTGGACGAAAATATTGTCCAAATTTTTCCAAGTCATACGCCTCGCCATCCACAGATGCTTCAAACATTTCTTTCATCACCTTCAACTCAACCTCAGTTGGTTTTTTAGGCAAGTAATCGCTCATGTTGTACAAACCATGTGTTTCCACTGCTTTGTTTTCATCTTCAGATAACGGTCTGGTTTTTCTAGACCAAGCAGAAGTTGAATAGTCTGCATATCCACCTTTGCTGGTTTTGATAATTTTAAAATCAACTCCGTTGATTTTGTCTGTAGGAAGATCTTCCATCTCAGGATCCATCAGAGCACCTTTTATTATTTGGAATATTTGTGGTCCAATAATAAATCTTCTAACTGGATTAGCTGGTTTGGTTTCTTCATTTAATGGATCTTCTTTTACAAAACCTTGGAAAATGTATGATCTTTTTTTCCAATATTTTCTTCCCATGTCTTCCAAGTTGGGATCTTTGAACCATCCTCTAACTTCAGATAGAATAGGACAAGAGTCTCCATACATTTCCATACATGGCACTTGGACCTGAACTGGTTTTGAATCAGTTTCTCCTTTGATACCATTGAATGGAAGTTTGATCATCAAACGTTCTCTCCAGAAGAAAGTGTTGTTTGAGTCGCCATCTGGCAAGAATCGAACAGTTGATTGTTCACCTTCTTTTAGATTCCAGAATGGATAGATTGCGTTGTCGCCGCCGCTTGTCTTGTTGTTGCCGCTTGAACGAACTTCTTGTTCCTTCAACTTATTGCGGATGTCTGCTAGTGTAGCCATTATAAGCCTCCTTATTGTTTGCCTGTTTATGTTTGTGCCTCACTTTAATATAGCACATATCTTATATACTATATTAATATGTGTATTTAGTCAAGTGTGTAGTTAATGAAATATTAATTTTTGGTAGAATAGCCTGCCAGTTGTTTGATGCGTTCAATCTCTTTGTTCTGACCGCTCTGCAGAGCTTTGATGGTTTCAATGGCAGTTTTGGCACCAGCATCTCCGTATTGTTTCTGCACTGCTGTGATCACTGCTGTTTCACCTTTGGGAAATTTATTGGTGGTGTAGTCGTAAAAACTCTTAACCAATTCTTCTATTTTAGTGGAGCCTTTGTGTAGATCTTGTTTGCTGGATTTATTATCTTCAGAATATTTTTTATTCAATTCCATAGCTGCTTCTTCTGCTGCTTGTCTGTCTTTTTTGATTTCAGCCACAGTGGTGTTTAAAAAGTTGGCCAATTCTAAATCACTCATTTGTCTAATGGTAGGGCCACCGCCTGTGCTTTCAAATTTACTGCGTAATTTGTCTGAGTCCATTTGAAAATCTTCTGAATCCATATATTCTTTCCAGTCTTTGTATTCATCGTGCAATGCTGGAGTGTTGTTCCAAATTTCTTTGGCCAATTCTTCTGCAGATCCTTCGCCTGGATGCGAGGATTCTTTTTTACCTTGTTCGTCTCTGTATTGTTTTGAAATGATTGCATATTCTTGTGGTTTTAATTCATGCACTTGCTTGTTGTGTGTTTTCTTTAACCAATCACGAAATTTATATTCATCTTCTATAGTGCCTTCTGTTTGAGTGGTTTCAATCAATCCCATATCAGCCAATCTAGTGGTGATCCAGTTGATAGGATCGCCATCTTTAGCGGTGTATGTACCATAAGGCATATCTCCATTATCGTGGTAATAGTCGGCCAATTCTGAATACAACTCTTTGTTATTGTACAAGTCATCTCCTGCCTTAAATTTTTTGTAAGCATCTGGATGTTTGTTCAATATTTTTTGCACTTCTTCTTTTTCTTGAGATGCAGAAGATTTGCCTGCATAGGTCTGAGCCTGAGGTGATTGGTTTGGATCCATGTCAGCATCATCTTGCAATGATGTGTCACTGATGCCTGCCATATCCATGGCGTCCTTCAATGTAAATTCTTTGTCGCCCACTTTAAATTTGTCGCCGGGTTTCATTCCTGCTGCTTTGGCTTTTTGCACTGCTTGTGCAAATTGATTGCCTTCTGTTGACATTTTCATATCGCCAGTGTTGATTCTTTTCAACATGTCTGGTTTTTTGTTTTGTATGTAGGCCATGATCAAAGGTCTAATACAATTGTCACTGTCTTTTTTACCAATCTCTCTAATTTGATCATTCAAATTAGGATCATCTATGATGCCTTCTAAACTTTCTAAACCATTCACTCCGTTTACGCCTGCGGGAAAATGACTCTTCATTAATAAATTTAATTTTTCCAATGCTTGTTTCTGTTCTTCTGAGTCAGAGGAAAACAATGTGTTTTCTCCTTCATCAATAACTGAATCTAAAATTTTTTCAAATTGTTCAATGGGATCTAGAGAGGTTTCGATCATGTTGCCCAAAACTTTTTCCACACTCTGTGGAGCAGCATTGGTGTATATCAATATGCCTTGAAAGTTGCCTTCATCAGGAGTTACTTCTGATTCAATGCCATTCTTTTTCAATAGATCCTGTATGGTGAATGCATCTTTGTCTGACACTGGTCTGCTTCTGTCAAAATCACCATTCACATTGTATTTTAAATTTCTTGTTTCTGTGCTGCCTTGATAACCAGACGCTTCTGCATCAATGTCTTCAGCAGTGATTTCTTTAATGGGTCTTTGTGTAACCAGTTTGTATATGTAAGGAAACACTTCTTGCAATTCATTATTGAAAGTTTTAATTGTTAACTCATCAATCCAATTTTCTTTTACATCTTCTGGCACTATAACTTGGTCACTCAGTTTGAAGTTTTCTTTAGTTAGCTTGTAGAAACTTTCTTTTTGTAATCCTTGTATGGTTTCTTTGATCTCTTCAATTCTGTCATTGATCACCACAGCATATTCTTTTAGAGTCTCAGCCATCACAGCAGATCTGTTCACGTAATTTTTAAATTTTCTTAATTTAGAAAGTTCTTCACTCAATGATACAATATGTTTGCCAAAATCATCATAGGGTTTGCCACCTTCGCTCACGTGACGTGCCATTGCTCTAGCACCGTTGATGTGTTTGAATGGATACTTGAATCTTTCACCGTCCACATTTTCTACATAGATGGAAAGAATTTTGTGTGTGCGACCAGCAGCGAATTCTTCATCCACTGCAGCTGAATGCTTGATAATCAGTTTGCTGCTGCCGATGTTTTGAAAACTGGTTTTATTGGTACCAGTTAATGCAGCTTCAGTGACTTCTTTGGGTTGGTTCATATTGCTCAAAAAATTATAATCTCTTTTTTCCAAGTTGCTTTTAGTTATATCTCTAGTGTCAAAGTTTAACATTCTTGACTTGGCAAATTGTCTCAATTCTTTCAAAAAACTAAACCAATTTTCTCTAGCAGCCAAATCTTCAGTTTGACTCAAATCAGCACTGTGTATAACCACTAGGCCGTCTTGTTCACTAATACTTATGCTGACTTTGCCTAAAACCTTGGATCCAGCTTTGAAATCGAAGTCAAAAAATCTTGCTGCAGATGGATCGTTGGTCACTTCTGCGGCTTGGTTACCTATGCTAACCCCCGGAAAACGGCCTCGTATCTTAGCAAAGAGCTCTTTAGACGTGACATTCAAGTTCATATGTGTATTTAGTTGTTGGTGGTGCTGATAAACACTGGCATGGGCAGTATGCGTTCACCACCATCTTCATCATTTTCCACCTGTAAAAATGAATTGTAAATGCGTGGATCCCAGTCCTTCAATATGCTCACAATACGCAATATCAATAGAGTAGCACTGATAAGATCATCAGTTTCTCCTGTTTTGGCTTTGAATCCTGATCCCACTGCCACATAAGTTTTTAATTCACTGATTAACGCTTTGCTGGCAATGCTCATTTTGTTGTTTTCAATCATGCCTTTCAATCTACTGCAGGCACTGATCTTGGTTCTGTGTGTGGTGTTGAATCCTTTTCTAAATTTTCTTATGTGACCTTTTCGTATGGGCTCACTCACAAATAATCCTGGAATGTTTTCTTCTCCAAAGTCACTGATCACCAACAGTGCTGCTTCACCTATGGTGTTGTTTTCCACGCTCCAATATATGTTGGTAGCTGTTTGACTTTTGCATTCTTCTTTGATATAATTGACTATGTCTTTTAATATTTTTACTTGCTGTGGTATAGGAGTTTGATTGTGTCGCCATTCAGCCACTTGACGGAACGAAGGCACTTCAAACACTTGTATAGCAGCATAATCCCCTCCGGTGCCCATGGCAGGATCCAATGCTATCACATAGGTGGCAGCAGGATTTATTTTTTCATACCATCTAGTTTGACCCATGTTCAGTATGGGCTGCTTGCCTTCCAATGCCGCCAACACAATGCTGTTGACCAATGTTTCGTCATAGACTAAAAATTCACAGCCATATTCTCTTCTAAATCTTTCTTCACCTATGCGGCTCAATTCACTTTCTTTCCATTTTTCATCTCGCTCTGGATGTTCATCCCAAGAAGCTGTGTAACCAAAGAATCCATTAATGCCTAGATCAATCTCATTGCCATGTTCGTCAAATTTGTTTTGAGATTCTTTCCAGATCACAGCAAACTCATCTTCATCTGAGTTGGGCGTACTGGTTATAATTGCTCTACCTCCTGTGGCCAATGTGGGAGATATAGAAGTCCAGAATTCTCTAGCAATGGTGGGATTCACAAATGCAAACTCATCACAATACAACAATGATATGGACATACCTCTGCCTGTATTACTGGTTGTGGTGGCAGATACTATTCTTGAACCATTTTCGAATTCCATGGAGCCTTTGTTGTAATTGACCACGCCTGCTCTGATGTGATCTGGACATAATTCATATCCATATCTAATACGTTGCATGATTTCTTGTGCACCTGTGTATTTGTGAGCAGCAATTAAAATAGTTTGGTCAGGATGAAACATAGCATACCATAACAAATAGGATGATGCACATGTGGTTTTGCCACTTTGTCTGGGCAACATGTTCACGTTGAATCTGTGTTTGTGATAGGTTTCCAACAGTTTGTTTTGATAGGTGTAAGGTTCAAATAATAATTTGCCTCTCACAGGATGTTGAATGTGAAAGAAATTCTTTGCAAAATAAAGATAGCCCAGAGTATTGTCTGCACAAGCAGCCAACTCATTCAGTTGTGTTTCAGTATATTTTTCCCTAGTGTGTGCTTTTTTGGTAAGAACACCATCTAGACTTTTGGTACTCATATGTAGTACTTATCTTTGCAACAGTTGTGAGATTTTATAATGATTGACTATTCTAGGTCGATGTCTTCAGTATTGCCATCAAATTGATCTTCTTCAGAATTTACTCTATCCCAGATGTTAGCATTACGTTGACCGTGTTTTTTGATGAATTCATCTTTGGACATTTCAGCAGCGTCTTGCTCTAGGTCCATCAAGTAACCTTTTACAGCACCTTCTTTGTAAGCAGCATAGTCTTGAGTGAGTTGTGCTTTAACTTTTTCTGCCAATGACATCTCATCTTCTTTGACTGCCATAGGATTATCACCAGGTTGGCTGCGAGCATACATTTTTTTAGATTTGTGTAGATCATCGCTGACTGGATCCACTGTGTCTGGCATAGTGGCATATTTAGGATCTGGAGTTGTGCTGGCTTTATATCTGTCATCTTCACCTACAGGTTTATCTTGCGCTTCAATAGGTTTTGGTGCCATTGCCACTTGCACTGGCATTGGTGCTGGCATTGGTGATTGTAATCCAGCGTTTTTGAATATATTGTACAATGCTTGAACTTCATCTGGATTATTACCATACATGTTCACACTGATTGCTGCTGATTCATTGAGATTAGATCTAACTATCTCGCTGGTAAGCTCTTTGGGATTTTGAACCTTGTCAAGTTTTTGTAGTATGTCTCTGATATCCATATTAATATTTATTTCAATTTGCCTAGAGATACACCTTGTGGTTTCTCATTTTTTACTTTGGTTAATGGTGATGGAGAAGCTTTTTCTTCTTTATCCATTACTAGTTTTTCTTTTTTGTTTTTTGCATCTTCTTTGGCATGAGTAATAGCTTTTTTATCTTTTTCCATCTGTTTTAATACTTCAATCACTCTTTTTTGGCCCACATGATCTTGTGCTTTTTTGTCTGCTTGTTCAAGTGGAGATTCCAACTTGGCCACATATGGTTCTTCTTTTTGGTCTGTAGGATAATCTGCATGTTGAATAGCTGTCATTGCTTTCACGTGACTGTTGGACATCTTAGTGACTAAACTGACATATTGTTCTAAAATTTCTGGAGTGGTAGGATATGCTAATTCAGCGTCAAAATATGTGACTTCCATGTTTTGTAACTTTGGAAAATCTAATGGTCTTTCTTGAATAGGGGTCTTTTTTCCTTTGGACAAATTCACTATTTCGTATTTGCTCAAAGCTGTTTTTAAAGTGTCTAGTATATCTGTAGGTAATTCACCAGCAAGACCTAGTTTAAATTTATAGGTTTTTTTGCTTTCTGCTAGTATTTTCTTGAATTCTGATTCCATATGTGTTTATTTATCCATATTTTTAAGTTTTTCAATTAAGCTGTTGCGATCTGTGATCACATAGCCTTCCCCTTGCACCATGTTGGAATCGTCAATTCCACCATCTCTATCCATCTTTTGTTTGCGTATTTGTAGGTCTATCATTTTGAGCTTTTTATCAATTTTGGCAGCTTTGGCATCCAATGATGTTTTAAGCATGTTGCCTGCTACCTCAAATACTCTGCTGCTGTATCTACTTTCCACATTCATGCCCAAATCCATCAGATCATCATAGGCAGACATTGCTTTTTTGGCCACTTCATCCAGCTCTTGATCTGCCATGATACCTAAATCTTTGACCATGGGCAATGCCGCAGTGATCTTGTCAAATTCAGCAATATCCCTTAAAGTTTCTTTTTGAGTTTCTAAAGATTTTTCCTGCTCTTCTTTGTTTTTTTGATCACTCACAATGTTTTGGGATTCTGGTAGATTCAATAGATCTTCTAATTTTTTGGTCATGATAGTATTATTTATCGGCGCTTGTTGCCTTGGTGGAAAATATCGGTTTCGTTGATCACTCTAAATTTTAAACCTTTTTGACGACACCACACAGTGGCAGCCTCCCATTTAGCTCGGTTTAAGATATAACTGGCTTGGTTGTTAGCATTCCTGCCAACTTTTTCTTTTATACTTTGATTTTGTGGTTTGATTTCAATTATTTCAGCGTGCGGTTGACCACCTTTGTCTACATAGTTGATAAAAAAATCTGGCACATAAATTGTGTATCTTCCTGTAAGGGGATTTCTGTAAGGAATTTTCACTGCCTCACTTGCCCATCTAGCTATGGAAGGACTTTCATCACAAAATTTCATAAATGCAAATTCCCAACTGGATCTATACAAAGGATCTTTCATGCCCATGTATTTGTTTGGATTTTTCAACGAAAATCTGCCTTGAGCATAATGTCTAGGCATGATTATACCACTATGTTACGTTTTTCAAATTGATTCTGTGTGTTTTCTACTTTGAATCCCAGTGTAGAAATTTTAGATCTATTCACGTTGAGAATCTCAGTCACTACATTGCTGAGTTGCACATCTGTAATTCCTTTAAGTGTGTCTAATAACACAAACACATCCACATTATCAATTCTTGCTTGTTGTAACAAAATTGTTGCAACACTCACTGCTGCTGTTTTTTCAAATTTTCTTTTTTCAAAAAATCCAACCACTGCATCTACTTCACCAGCTGGCAAACTGATTGGTTCAACAAAATATTTGTCAAAGAAATTTTTAACTTGTTCTGCACTGTCATTGATCTTTGTTTGACCAATATTATTGCTGTAGGTTAATGTAGGCGCAGGCACATCATAAGATTGATTGCTGACATTTTGATTTATAATATCATCATTGATCTGGTACAGATCACTTTCTTCATCTGGTATTGTAATATTTTGTTGACTTAATAATCTAGGATCAATTGGCATATTATAAACCTCGTTTCAAACTTGCCACAGTGGTATTGCCTGCTGCTGTGTTAGTTTTTGGCATTACAGTGTTGGCCAATCCGCTGACTCCACCTCTCTGTATTTGTTCTAGTCCTCCTCTTAACACTTGTAATCCTTCCTGCTTCAATCCATCTTTGCCTAATCTCTTAGCATTCTTAATTGCGTTTGCAATGCCTATGGCTTTTTTTAACAATGATCCTCCACCTCTTGAATTAGATCCTTCTATGTCTGAAAACGGACTGTTACCGCCGCCAAAACCAAGTATGTCAGCAACACCACTGAGGACTCCTCCAGTACCAAGTAAACTTTGAGTCCCTCCACCAGCTAATGATAACGGACTGGGTGATCGATCATAGTGTCTGCCACCAAATCCTTTTGGAGCAATTCCAGCTTGCACTGGTCCTCTGCTGATAAAAACTGTTTCATATTCTATGGTCATCTGGTTTGCTGCTGTGTCGTTGTTGCCATATGCTAATGTGTCACCCTGCCATGCTGTAATCAATGGATTAACCAAGGTATAACAAGTGTATCTTTTTCTTGCCATCTGATATATCTGTATTGAATTAAAAAAAGCATAGGAAGAATCATTATCTAATCCATATCTATATTTGTTAAATTCTTCATCATTGTAAAAACTACCTCTGCTGTATTGTGGAGGCACAGTGCTGTTCACATTGCCTGAGCGATCTTTAGTTCTGTAAGTGCCATCTCGAAAATAATATTGATAATACAATTGCCACATGGCAGTGGTTATTCCATAATTATCATCGTGAAACACAATGGTGATTGGATCATAATCCAGTCTTGTTTGCAATTTTCTTTTTTTATTATACTGTTGTTTGGTAGTGGTGGTGATTGAATACTTAGGTAGATCCACTGATTTGACCAACATGTTTAATTCTTCAGTGACTGTTGAATTAAAATTAGGAAGTGAAATTGCAGCTTTATCATTGATGTTAAAAGATACGTGATATAAAAATTTTTGTTTTGGAGCCAGTCTAAAACTATCATCCACAAACATCCTTGCTGCGTGTTGATAATCTGCTAGATTACCTTTGGGATTGAGAGCTCCTTTGAATACGTTATCTAAAAATCCTTTGATTAAACTAGGCATGCTATTATTTATATGCTGTAAATCTATGCTATGTAAATAAAAAAAGGGGCCGTGTAAGACCCCTTTTTTGAATCAATTTAATTATGGATTATTGTCCGCCGCCTGTGGCTAATGAACTGATTGTTCTGCCTACTTCTGTGCCAATGCCAGTGCCTTTAGGTGTTTGTATGGCATTATCATAGGCTATGGCTAGAGTTACGCTGACGGGTGTGTTTTCTTGATAAGCTAAAGAATTGTAGTTGGCGCTTTCTAAATAGCAACCATACAGTTCAAAAGTTTCTAGAATGTTTGGACTTAATGCGCCATTGCCACCATCTAATATTTCAATTCTAGTTAAGAATTTATAATCAGCTCCTGATGCTGCTGCGGATTGTTCAAAGAAGTCAAATTGTTTCTGTAACTGTTCGCCCACTAATTTTTGAACGTTGTTGTTGACATCTTCTCTTAAATTTAATGTGATAGGCTCCCAAGTGTGTTTGCCAGCTAGATAAACTTTTGAGTTGTACACATCCAAAGTAATTTTTTCAAAAGATAAATTTGGTCTGGTTACGTCCATCACCTGTTTTGTCAATTCTGTGGTTGGTGTTGACACGCCAAAATTTTCCAAAGATACTCTAAAACGATACTGCAGTTTTGGCATCAACAAACCTTGACCCGACGCACTTGCGTTGCTGGCCAAAGGTACTGTTAATTTAGATAGTGTAGATATACTCATTGTTTCTCCTATTAATAGTATTTATAAGTTAATTATAAACCTGATATTTCCCCTGTGTTTTTTAAACGTAACGGTATGTAAATGAACTCAACTGCTTTTACTGGTTCAATTGCTATGTCCAAGTACAATTCATTACGATCTATTCTGGCTGGAGTGTTGTTGCTCTCATCGCACACGACTAAGAAGTCATACAGTGCTCTAGTGCCTACTAACTCTAGCAATAAACTTTCTGTTTGTTGTTTGATTTCATCTCTAGTGATTTTGTCATTGGGTTCAAACACATAAGGTTTAGCTAATTTTTGTAACTGGCTTCTCATGTAGATTACCAATCTTGCCACGTTGATTCTGTCCAATGCTGATGCATTTCTTGCTCTGGTTTTTTGACCATAGTTAACAAGACCTGCTCCTGTGATCACTGTGATTGGGTTCACATTTGAAGAGTACAATGTATCTCTTTGACCTTCATTCAATACTGTGTTCACAAATTCGCCTTCAGAGCTTACAAAACCAACTGCAGAAGCATTAGTAATGCCACCACGTCTCGTACCTGCTGGTGCGAACCAAGGATAAGAAACTTGATCGCTCAATGCAATAGTTCTAAGTATCATGTGACTTGGTGGAACTACAACATCTCTACCAGCGTTGTCACTGGTAAATCCTGATGGATAAAATACACCTAAGTATTCATCTCGTGTGGTTAATCCTGCATCACTGTCTTGCACTGCAAGGTTTACGTTTGTGGCCCACTCATTTAAAGAAGTTGCGTCTGGAGCCAATCTAAATGGAGCATCACCTATTACAAAAGCTGTCAAACCTCTGTCATAGTTTAATGTTACCATTTCTCCAATTAATTCTGGGTAAGCAGGACATGCCATCAAGTTGAACAATCTTGATGCATCATCTCTAATAGCATCGTTGGAATTCAACATTGCTTGTAACTGTTGTACCACAACTGCTCTTTGTGCTTTTCTTCCAAATGTGCCTGCGCCGTTCACTTGGTTTGCAGATTCAGTTTTCCATCTGTGTGGGTAATAAGCAGACATAGATTCTGGGAACCTAGTGTTAGACTCATTTACATTCACATAGTTTCTCATGAATTTTTTCACATTGAATCCGCTTCTGCGTGTGTTGAACAACAACATGCCTTTTGGATACAAGGCTGGATCTGGAGCATCGAAGTCTACAAAGTTACTAGTCAATAATGCTACAATGGTAGCAGGATCTTCACTGAGTGTGCCAGAGGTTCCATATCTTGCATCAGCAAATATGATTCCATTTTCAGTGGTTTGATCTGAATTGTCAACTGCTGTAAATCTTGCTGTGATTGAATTCCATCTGTAAATTTTTGGATAGTTTTCTAAATCACTGGAGTCAATCCATATGTCACCAGTCACTAAAACTGTTTCATCGCTTTGTTCAGTTGGTTGAGTGGCTGAAACAATTGGACCGTTTGGATCAGTGTTAGGAAACGCTGCTGCATCTCTGTAACCCTTCCAAGTGGTACCATTGTGATACATTATGTCAACTTCATCTACCACAGAGCTGTACCATAATCTACCATCAGTAGTCAAACTGGTTGGATTATTTGTGCCTGCTACATATGATAATATTTTAAAATTAGATGCTCTTAATACCACTGGGTTGGTTGACCCGTCAGTAGCATCATCATTGTAAAGATTGTCAGTGGACTCTCCTACAAAACCTGCTAAACTTAATAAATCATCGGTGTCAGTGATTTTAATTTCGCCGCCTAAATTGTGTGCTATCACTATGCGATTCAAAGTGTCCACACTTGCTTGAATGTTGGTAAAGCCAGCTGCATTAATGGCTGTTGCAATTTTGTTAGCATCACCTGAAGCTCCTGCCATTGCATTTGAAGTGCCTGAAGATAAAGTGATTGTTTTTGCTGCATCTAAAGATTCTTGATTAACTTTGGACTCTGCCATTGTGAATGTGTAATTGCCTGCTACTAACTGAGTGGTAATCACACTTGATTTGATAATTGTAGCGCCACCATTTTGTTTTCTTAAAATTCTGTAATCAACTTCATCACTGGTGTTGTTGGAATTTACATACAACGCACCCAATGGTATGTTGACTCCACCACCTGTTCTATCTAAGTTGTACACAGCTGATTCATTGCTGTTGTACAATGGAGCTGCCACATCTTCAAATAGATTGGTTACTCCGTTGAATTTTTTAACTTTGAATCTAGCTCCTTGATTTGGTGCAGTAATCTTGATCCATAAAGAACCTGTAGGTCTTGGATTTGCATCTGTAGATTTGTACAATGGAACCTGTGTGTGTGAAGCAGTGGTCACTGATGGTATGTAGTAAGTGCCTGCTGTGATTCCTAAAGTTGTTAATATTGTGCCTGACACTAGTGCTATTGCAAGATTGTTAGTGGTTGAAAATATTGCCAACGCTGAGTTGACACTTGCTGCTGTAACACCTGATATGCCAGCTCCGTTAATGGCAGTGACCAGTGCGCTTAAAGTTACTGCTGTAATGTTTGTGCCATTGATTGAAAAAGTTCCTGAAAGTGCTCCTGGATTTTGCGCAGAACCTAAAATTGTAGGATGACTGGCTTTCCAAGCGTTGCTGCCAACTAGCACCCAAGTGCCAAGATAATTTTTAAAATAAAGATTATTAAATGTTGTGGTAGCATTGATAAGATAATCACCAATTTTTCCACTTGAACTTTTTGGAGCATTACCTGCAGTGTCTCCTACAAGTTGATCTAATTCTGTAGCAGTGACTACTGTTGGTACTTTGTTTGCAAATGTTTGTCCATTGGTGGCAGTGATTGGATTTGCGTTCCATTCGAATATTCCAAACAATGTGTTACCTGTGTCAAACCAATAAGTGCCTGCAGCAGGATTTGCTTCAGGAGCTGAGGCTGATGCTGCTAACTCTGCTAGGTCAATGTCTGCTCTTACAACGTATGCTCTATTGCTGATTCCTAAGTAAGAGTATGCAGCTTGTAAACCATATTCGTTGGTTTCTCCACCGTGAATTGGATTATTGTTTGAGTCTGTGACAAATACTGCATCACCAAAAGTATCACTTAAATCTCTTTGAGAAGTTATTAAGAAAGGTTTTCCAGCATTGGCTTTTGTGGTTCCTATTGCTGTGCCTGTGGCTGAGGCGTTTGCTTTGTTTTGCCTAGTGGCAATGAAAATCATCGGAACTGTACCTGGTTCCGCTGGTGTATAAAAACTTTCGTCTATTACTGTAACTTGTACGCCTGGTGATACTAGTGCCATATTATTTTCTCCTATCTATGACTTATTTGAATATATTTATTCAGATAGCTCAAAAAGATGCCTGATAAACCCAACAAAAAGGGCCTAAAAAGGGCAGCTAAATACGCTATGAGATCTTTGTGTAGGACCTGTAAACAACGCCCTTGTGCTGTGAATTATCACAAAGCAAACAAGGTATTCTACAGAAGCCAGTGTGAACTGTGCATTAGATACAAAGGCAAATCCATGGGCATACCCAAATGGCAGCAATCTGGATATATTAAAAAGAACGAATGCGATAAGTGTACATATAAAAGCAAACATGATCAACAATTCAATGTGTTTCATGTGGATGGCAATCTAAACAATTGTAGATTTAATAATCTTAAAACAGTGTGTGCTAACTGTCAGAGAGTGTTACAAGCACAAGGTATTAAATGGGTGCAAGGAGACCTTGTACCTGATTTCTAAGATGTGCAATGGTGCTGTTGTTGTCTAATTCTGCATCAAAGTTGCATGTGGCCCATGCCCATTCGCTGGGATGAATGTCTGTAGGCTCAACTCCTACGTCCTGATATATTTTAAACCATAAGGGCAAGGGACTTCTTTTAACCCACCACACTTTGCCACTCACTGATTTGATCATATCTGCTTCATTCAAAAAACGCACATCTGGAATCACCCAATTCATGTGGGGATTTTCAGTAATTTTTTTCTTGAGCAAACTGACCCAAATGCCATCAAAGAATCCATTGCGCATGCACTCAGTGCCAAATTTTTGCAAAGCCAGCCTAGGAGTGATCACACTGCCTACTTCTTTGCTCCAGTATGCATCAGGTTCTTCGCGCCATTTTCTACTTGCGGCTGTTTTTCCATCCAACAATTCTCTATCCCATTCAAACATTTGAGACACTGCATCTTTTAATTTGTCAGCAAATGACATTTTTGTAAAATTATGTTTTTCAACTAGATAGTCTGCAATGGTATCCTTGCCACTGCCTATAAGTCCACAGATTCCGATGATCATATTAAAGTACTATTGTACTTTAAATTTATGTGATTGTCAATGTAATTTTAACCAATTGTGAAGTGATAGCCAACGCCGCCAGCCATTTGCGTGGCCAGTTCTGCGTCCAATCTGTCCATTTCTGCTTGTGCTTCGGCTTTAAGACTGTCCCCATTTAAGGTAGTACCACCTTGTGGACCAGCCACTGTGTTGAATTTGGATCTAGCTTCACCCAACATGTATTTGCAGTTTGCCAGTGTGTAACTTTTGATCCATTCTCTAGCTTTGTAATCCTGTAACAATTGACTTTCAGGTCTGAAATTGTATGCAGACAACAGCAAAGTTTCGTTGGCTCTGGGTCTTTGTAACAGTGTTAATACTTTTGTGGTTGGATTCCATTTGAACTCTATAAAACTACCAAACATTCTACCCACCAATTCTTGATATTGTGAAAACATATTGTAGGTAGCTATGCCACCAAGATTACTGCTGGACAAAAGATAGGTGTTGGTGTAGGCTAAATTGAAAGGTTCAAACAATGTGCCACCATCTCCACCACCTGAACGTGATCCTACGGATCTTCTAAACAGTTGTTTTACTTCCATAATTTCATTGGCCAATGTGTAACTGTTTTGATCCAAGACTGTGTTTAAAAAAATATAACTTTCCTCCACT